TTTAGAGAAACCTTAGTTTCATTAAGAAAATCGTTTAAGGGACTTACAGAAGCAGAAAGAGCCGCTAATGCAGAAGTACTTGTAGGTAAAACAGGTATGGCGGGATTTCTTGCGATTATGAACACCTCAGATGAAGCTTTTAATGGATGAGTGATGAGCAAAAAGATCAGGTGGTGAAAATAGGCGCAATAGTGGCTTGTATTCCACCACTTATTTTATTGTATGGAATGATTGTGACAGCTATTGCATTAGTGGCAGCACTAGTCATTAAGTATTAGAAGCCGTTAAAAGAGTTTTTTATCGGTTGCTTTAATAAGATTAAGGAAGTAGCAGTTGCCTGTGGCGTAGACTTTGAGCAACTTAAAGAGGTGTTTAATAAGGTTAAAGAAGGTGTAGGTTTAGCCATTCAAGACATCATTGCTTTTGTACAGTGGCTATGGGAAATGATACAACCTATTTTAGGGATAATCATAGAGTATATTAAAATTTGTTGTTCAGCATGGATTGGTGCTTTTGAAGGAATATTGACTGGCGTAGGAGATATCATTAATGGTGTGGTTGAAATACTAGGTGGTATCATTGACTTTATTGTAGGTGTATTTACTGGAAACTGGCAGCTAGCTTGGGAGGGCGTAGTTTGTATCTTTAGTGGTTTATTTGAAGGGATTAAAATTTCAAACATGACAGTAAGAAAAGAAAGTGATATAGATCAGATTGCAAATGCACTATATAACAAACTTAAGAAGCAAGCATTTAACATGGCATAGGAGGTAGGATTGGATTATTATTTATCATTTAATAACAATGAGGAGAGGATAAGGCTTCCAGTCATTCCTTCTTCTTTTGAGGTGAGTATTCCTCATCAAAATACAACAGTAAATATTACAAACTTAGGTGAGATCAATTTAATTGGCAAAACAGGTTTAATAAGTATGACAATAGAAAGTTTCTTTCCTAATCAACAATATTCTTTTTGTTTATATTCAGGATTCCTTAAACCCTATGAATATATTAAACAACTTCTTAAATGGAAAGACTCGGGTAAGCCCATACGAGTCATCGTGACAGGCACACCTATTAATTATGTAATGGCAATAGAAAGTTTAACTTATTCAGAAGTAGACGGAACTGGAGATGTTTATTTTACTTTAGAGCTTAAAGAATACAAGTTTATTTCAACATCAACAGTAAGAACAACTACAACAAAGAATGGGACGACATTAACCACGCCTACTACAAGCCGAGAAGTCAAGTCTCCTTCTACTTCCTATATAGTTAAGCAAGGCGATACTTTGTGGCTCATTGCAAAGAAACTTACAGGAGAAGGATCTAATTATAGAGCGATAGTACAGAAGAATAACATTACTGATCCTGATAAAATCTATGTAGGGCAGAAGTTGGTGATTTAATGCCTAAAGTGTTGTTAAAGAATAAAACAGGCACTATTGATGTTACAAATATGATTAGTACAATCAAATGGAGTGGCAGTATATCAGAGGTTGCAAGGATATTAGAATTAGAAATTCTTTACCCTTTGCATGATCACTATGCACCTAAAATTTATCTTAATATTGGTGATGAAATGTATTTGTATGATGATACAGGTGAGGAATTATTTAGGGGTAGAGTATTCTATAATGAGCAATTTGGAGAGCAGGGAACAATACAGATTACTTGCTATGATGATGCGATTAGGCTTTCCAAAAGTAAAGGCAAATACAACTTTAAGAATAAAACAGAAGAAGCTATTACAAGAACGGTTTGTAATGATTTAGTCATAAGCGTAGGTAAGTTGGCTACAACTAGTATTTCTCAGAAGATGCTATGTAGTAGTATGGGAATATATGAAATTATAAAGTCAGCCTATGAAGGAGCTAGTAAACAGAATACAAAGAAATACCACATCATCATGAAACAAGGCAAGCTCAACGTAGAAGAAGTAGGAAAAGAGGTGTTAGATTATACCCTAAAAGCAGATTCCATTATTCTAGAGAGTACCTATTCGGAGAATGCTGAAGGTGTGGTTAATAAGGTTAAGATTTATGATGAGAATGACCAATATTTAGGAGTAGTACAAAATGATGAGCTAATTGACCTACTAGGTGTTTTTCAAGAGGTTTATATAAAGGAAGAAGATAAACAAGCAAAAGCAGTAGCACAAAGTATGTTGCAAGCAATAGATGAAGAAATAAGTATTACAGTCATAGGGAATACAAGCTATATTAGTGGAAAGACAATTAAAATAGAGGATTCATTAACTAAGTTAATGGGTTCTTTTTATATTGAATCAGATGAGCATAAGTGGGCTGGTGGGAAATATAGGATGAAATTAGATTTAAAGTCAAAATAAAACTACCCATACAATAATGCTATACAGGTAGTGATACTGAGTTATGAGTTCTTTTTTATGTAAATTTTCAAAGCTTTAATTGCTAAGATTAATACATAAAAGGTTAGTCCTATGAGTGCTAAGCAAATAATAAAATAGATAATCGTAAATATAGCCATTATGCCACCTAGACCACTTGGTGAAGTTAAGTCCATATCAATTCCCCTTTCTAGATTTATTTTACTTAGAATAGTATATAAACTAGATATTAAAAAATCAATAATATTCTGACAATTGAGGTGATCCTATTAATAATCCCTACAACGGAATTTTGAACATAATAAAAGAACAAAACAAAAATAGTAGCTCATCAGCTGTAATGATAGGAAAGGTCGTAAATACCAATCCTTTATCCATCAGCATTGGTGAGCTTTTTTTAGATAGAGAGGATTTAATGGTAAATGAGAATGTAAAAGAATTTAATAAGAGCGATACCTTGGCTATGGTTCCGACATCAAATAAGCAGAAATACATCATTCTTTGTAAGGTGGTGAAATTATGAGTTTATTTCCTTTTATGAGAAGTGAATTAGGTGAAATAAAACCAATAACAACTTATAAAGAGTACGAATTTGATTTTGGTAACAACACCTTAACAGGTAAAATTTTAGAAGGTAAAGCAGCGCTTAAGATGTGGATCTATAAGGCATTACTTACATCTAGATACACCTATCCTATTTATTCATGGGATTATGGACAAGATTTAGATGAACTCATTGGGCAAGGATATGAAATAAATCTAATTAATGATACTTTACACATTTCGTTTACAGCAGAAAGAATATTTGGAGAGGTAACAATTAATGTCTAATACAATCACATATGAAAGCCTTTTAAATAGGGCGTTACAACGAGTCGACACTAATGTAGATGCTAGTGAAGGCTCTTTTTTATTTGATGCCATAGCACCATGTGTAGCTGAATTATATGAGGCATACCTTTATAGTGATGAACTAGAAAAGCGAGTATTTGCAGACACATCCTATGGTGAATATCTTGAAAGAAGATGTGCAGAGCGTGGTATTTATAGGAAGGAGCGACTAATGCCATTAGAGAAGGTTATTTTGATAATGCAGTACCTATTGGTTCAAGATGGGGAAAGGAAGAATTGGTGTATATTGTCACCGAGTTGGTGCAAGATGGTGTATATTTACTCAAATGTGAGCAAAGTGGTGTAATTGGAAGCCGTTATGATGGTAATTTAATTAATATTGATGCAGTAGAGAACATTAATTCAGCAGTTTTAGGTGAAGTGGTGCTTTTTGGTGCAAATAGGGAGCAAGATGATACATTAAGATGCAGATATTTCAATAGTTTTGAAAAAGAAGCCTTTGGAGGGAATATAGCTGATTATAAAAAGAAGATAGGTAGTATTGATGGCGTTGGTCAAGTCAAGGTTTATCCTGCATGGAATGGTGGAGGAACTGTTAAGCTACAGTTGCTTGATAAAACAAATAATATCCCATCAGTCGATTTGATTCAAACGGTCCAAACGTTAGTTGATCCAGTTCAAAATAGTGGAGAAGGATTGGGTATTGCACCGATAGGTCATAGAGTGACAGTAGAAGCAGCAAGGCAAGTAGATGTACAGTTAGCCACACACCTCACTTTTAGGGAGAGCAGTTGGAAAAACGTAAGTAGTGGAGTGAATCAGGTCATTAAGGATTACTTTAGTGAGTTAAGAACTAATTGGTCAGAAAGTGATATAGTGATTCGTATTAGTTAG